GTTCCAAAACTAAAGATGAATCCAACAACAGGTAAAGAAACAGTTGAGTAGGAGAACAAAAATGAAAGGGGAATTATTTGCAAGTCTACTAGATCAAATTGAAAAAGACCAGAAATACATAGAAGAGCGTGTTAAAGAACGACCATATATGGAAAATGTATCAAAATTAGTAGCAGATGCGTGGAATATGCCCCATGAAATTGATATACCAGCAATACTTGTTGAAATAGGAAAGGAGAACAAAAATGAGTCATGAAGAACTAATTTTAAAGTTAACTCTAGGTAAAGTAATACAATTCAAAACAGATAGGAAAAATTATTATGGACATGTATTAGGATTTGTTTATAACCCAAGTTATAATTTAGAAACTGCCATTGTTGTACAAAAATATGATGTAGAAGTTTTGGTTGATTTGGAGGATATTTTGATATGAGGTATGAAGAAACTCATTGGAATAGATTGACAAACAATGCTCATGTAATACTTCGGAAAAGTTATTTGTTGTGGATTGCAGAACAAGAAAGAAAACACATGGCACAACTTGCATATTATACAGAATTAATGCTGGAACAGAATCCAGAATGGCGTTCTGAACACATTTTGCAAGATGATTTTGACTATGATTATTATTCTAGTTGACTTTAGTTTGGAACCTGATATAATATACCATACTTAAATATAGGAAAATAAATGAGCAGATTCTACACCGATGTTCAACTTGTGGGTAATACCATACTCCATAGCTATTATGATCAAGGCATTCGTTATAGGGATCGTCTTGATTATGCGCCATCGTTATATATTAATTCTAACAAAGAAGAGATATATAAGACAATTTACGGACAAAATCTAAGTAAAATTGACTTCTTGGACATTGATGGCGCGAAGGCGCACATTAAGAGTTATAAGGATGTGCATGGGTATAAAATTTTTGCTAATAACAAATGGGCAAACAATTTTATATCAACACAATATCCAGCTGATTCAGTCGAATATGATTTTGATAATTTAAGTGTTTCTACGGTTGACATCGAAACGACTGCTCAGTATGGTGGAGTAAATGTAGTCGATGCGGCAGAAGAAATTCTCTTAATAACAATTCATAATAATAAAAAAGGCATTATAACTTTTGGTTCAAGACCTTATGAAGGAATATATAAAGATAATTATGTTCTTTGTAATGATGAATATGCGCTTTTGAAGACATTTTTAACATACTGGCGAAATAATTATCCAGATATTCTCACATCTTGGAATGGCGATACATTTGACGTTCCTTATATCGTAAGAAGAATGGAAAAGACTATAGGAACTGAAGAGATGAAATTTCTTAGTCCTTGGAGAATTGTACGCGAGAAGATGCGAAATATCAATAATAAGGACGTTATTACATATTTGCTTCATGGGATACAGCAATTGGATTATCTCGCCTTATATAAGAAATTTAGGCTTATTCCGCGACCAAATTACCGATTGGATACAATTTGTGAAGAAGAATTGGGCGAAGGAAAACTTCAAAATCCTGGTGATAGTTTTATCGAATTTTATACTGACCACTGGGAAACGTTCGTCAATTATAATGTAAGGGATGTTACTTTAATTGTCGAACTAGAAGCAAAATTAAAACTTATTGAAGTTGCTACAACAATGTCGTACTCATCTCATGTAAATTATAGTGATGTATTTTCTCCAGTTGCACTATGGGAAAGTATTATAAATAGTTATTTACTTAATAAAAATGTTATTATACCTTTAGAAAGAGAATCATTTGATGTTGTATCATATGATGGAGCATTTGTAAAACAACCAAAGGGTGGTTTAAAAGGATGGTTATGTAGTTTTGATGCTGCTTCTTTGTATCCATCAATTATTATGGCATTAAATATTAGTCCAGAAACATTAATACCAGAACGCCAACCAGTAACCATAGATGGCATTTTAAATCATGAATATACCCCACCCATAGGTTGTACATTAGCAGCTAATGGTACTCAATATTCTAAAGATTTTCAAGGATTTTTACCAGCACTTATGCGTAAGTTCTTTGACTCTCGCGTAACTTATAAATGTAAAATGATAGAAGCTAAAAAATTATTAGAAACATGTACTGATGAAACTGAAATAATTAGATTAACTAAAGTTGCATCAGCTATGAGAAATATGGAGCAGGGGATAAAAATATCAATTAATGCGGCTTACGGTGCTCTCGCCAATAATTACTTCAAATATTATGATGTCCGTCTCGCTGAAGCAATTACATTAACTGGTCAAAGTATCATAAAATTTGGAAATCTTGGTGTTAATAAATATTATCATGAAACTTTAAAACTCCCAAAAGACGATTATGTTATATATTGTGATACAGATTCTCTCTATATTAGTTTTCAACCATTAGTTGATAAATTTTGTGTAGGTAAATCTGAAGATAAAATTGTAGATTTTATTGATACCGTTTGTAAAACTAAATTCAAAGATATGATGGGTAGATGCTTTCAAGAATTTTTTGATTCTGTTGGAGGATTTGAAAATACCATAAATTTTAAAAGAGAATCGATATGTAGTAAGGGATTCTGGACTAAAAAGAAAAAGCGATATGCATTAAAGGTTCATGATCAGGAAGGAGTTAGATATAGTACGCCACAAATAAAGATAACTGGATTGGCGTGTATTTCCAGCACTACTCCAAAAGTTACCCAAAAATTATTGAAAAAGTGTATAGATATAATTTTAAATGGTGATGTAAAAGAATTAAGAATAGAAGTTGAAAAAATGAAAAAGGATTTTTTAACTTATAGTCCAGAAGAGATATCGATACCAAGAGGAGTGAATGATATTGGCAAATACATGGCAAATGGAGGAGGTAAATTATATAAAGGTGGCACCCCATTAGCAAATAGGGCAGTAATATTGTATAACCATTATCTTAAAGAGAATAAGTTAGAAGGAAAATATACACAAATAAACAATGGTGACAAAATAAAGTACGTTTATCTACTAAGAAATGTTATGAAAGAAAATGTTATTGGATATCCCAACACGTTCCCAGACGAAATAGTTGATAGAAAGTATATAGATTACGATACCCAATGCCTAAAAACGTTCATAGACCCATTAAACATTATGTTGGATGGAGTAGACTGGGAACTTAATGAAAAATTAAAATTGGATGAATTCTTCTGTTGACAATCACTCAAATACCCGATATAATATATACATAAATAAACTATATGGAGTTCTAAATGTGTGCACCAATTATTCTAAATAATAACCCAGTAGCATTCTCAAGATATGTCGAGCAACAGGCTATTATAGACCAGACAAATTTGATGGACATAATTTGCGGATTCTGTTCTGAATATGATCTGGAATATCAGGAAATATTACCATACTTAACCGAAAATTTAAAAAAGAAAATACGAAAAGAAGCCGAACAACTTAGGTACTATAAATCTACTACAACTACTTTATAAGGAAACAACAATATGATATTAGAGATACAAAAACTTTCTCCCCAAGTACCTTCACCAAAATACGCAACATCAAATTCTGCTGCGTTTGATCTTGTGAACGCATCGGGATTTATGATTGCAATACATCCTAGAGAAATTAAAGTTATTCCCACAGGTATTGCTGTCAAACTTCCCCAACAAACAGCTGGGCTAGTTACGCCAAGGTCTGGAAAATCTATTTCTGGATTTAGTGTCAATAATTCTCCAGGTATTATTGATTCGGATTATAGAGATGAAGTAAAAGTTATCGCAGTAAATACTGGAAATAATATCGTATATATCGATCCGTTAGAAAGAATTGCTCAATTTATGGTTGTGCCATATATAAAATGTGAATTAAAAGAAGTGGAAAATATTTCTGAAGATGATTTTGAAAATGAACGTAAAGGCGGATTAGGGAGCACAGGAAAATAATGGATAGATTACAACCAAACTTAAGAGCAAACCTTGAACATATATTTGATTATTCTGATGAAGAATTAGAAATATTAAAATTCTATGATGTAGGTGAAGCATTTACTACACCAACTGGAATTTCAAAACAAATTGATATGCTAGAATCAAAACCTGGTATAATATTTTATGCTTGTATTGATAATGGTACAGTAAACATAAGCCGATTGGCAGTAAATTTAGAAGGAGATGAAAATGATTAAACGATATAAATTAGTAACTGATACTTTTGGCACAAGACTTGTGGAAGATGAATTTGGTGATGTTGTTGCCTACAAAGACCATATGAAAGTTGTAAAAGAATTCGAAGAAGAGCGAAAAGAATACATCGATTTCATTTTATTTAGTGGAGTATAATATGCTATATTTGTTATATGTAGTTAGTATACCTATCGCAATAATGTGTGAAGTTGCAGTGGTAAAGAAACTGGCAATTGACAAACAAAATACAATTTTAAATACTATTGGGGGATGATGATGAGTGAATTTTTAGATAAACTTAAGAAGAATAGTACGATAAAGGAAGCAGATATACTTTCAAAGTCAAAATTTTTTGGTAAAAATGATATTATTACAACTGGTATACCAGCTATTAATGTTGCACTTTCTGGAAAACTTTCTGGTGGATTCGTTCCAGGATTGACTATATTTGCAGGACCCTCGAAACACTTTAAAACCTCATTTAGTTTAGTTTTGGCAAAAGCATATTTGGATAAATACCCCGAAGGTATTATGATATTTTATGATAGTGAATTTGGAACCCCACAAGATTATTTTGAATCGTTCGGAATAGATATGACAAGGGTTTTGCATACACCAGTTAAAAATGTAGAAGAATTTAAATTTGATATTATGAAACAACTTGAAATGATTACAAGGGATGATAAAGTAATTATTTTAGTGGATTCTATTGGTAATTTGGCAAGTAAGAAAGAATGTGATGATGCTTTGGATGCCAATGCAGTTGCTGATATGAGCCGAGCAAAAGCATTAAAAGGACTATTTAGGATGGTTACGCCATATTTGGCAACAAAAGATATACCAATGGTAGCAGTAAATCATACATACCAAACTCAGGAAAAGTTTTCCAAAGCAGTAGTATCTGGTGGTACTGGACTATATTACAGTGCAAGTAATATTTTTATTGTCGGTAGGTCGCAAGAAAAGGAAGAAAAGGAGATTATAGGATATAGCTTTATAATAAATGTTGAAAAAAGTAGATTTGTAAGAGAAAAATCTAAAATAGAAATAACTGTAATGTATGATGGCGGAATTTCTAAATGGTCTGGTTTAATGGAAATGGCACTTGAATCTGGTCATGTAGTTAAACCAAATATGGGTTGGTATTCTAAACTCGACCCATCTACTGGCGAAATTGAAGCAAAACGTTGGAGACTTAAAGATACAAACTGCAAAGAGTTTTGGATGACAATTTTAATGGATAAAAGTTTCCAAAAGTGGGTTGAAGACAATTATCGATTAGTTACAACTGATATGATGCCAACTGAAGAATAGATTGACTTTCATCAAAATATACCTTATAATAGTGTCTCAATAAATACAGTGGAGATAGAAAATGACTGAAGTAGTAGAAGTACAAAATTTTGATTTTACCATTGCCGGAATCACATCGGACAAAAAAATAATGGCATTGGTGGATGATCATATCTATTCTAAATGTGCCTATATTATTGGCGATGCAGACGAAAATAATAAAGTAGAATATGATATAATTTCTACAAAAGTTGAGAAGCCACCACAAGAAAGACAGGAGCGTATTTTGACAGCAATATTGAACTATTTGGTAGAAGAAGTTAATTTAACAGAAGAATAGAATGGCAAAAGAAATAAACGAGATTATACTTGCAAATTTCATACTCAATGAAAAATTCACAAGAAAAATCATTCCGCATTTTAAATCGGAATATTTTGCGAACAATGTAGATAAAATTATTTTTGAACAAATTGAATTATTTGTTGATACCTATAATGCTCCACCTAGTAAAGAAGCCTTAGTAATTGCCATAAAAGGTAATGCAAAATTTACTGGAGAAAATGTTGTAACTGCCATAGAATTTATTGAAGGTGTTGAAAAAGATTATGAAAAGCCTAATTTCGAATGGTTGTGCAATACATCCGAAAAATTTTGCAAGGATCAGGCAGTAGTAAACGCCTTAATGGAGAGTATTCGTATTATCGATGGTGATAGCAAAGACCTTTCGAAAGATGCTATTCCAGATATACTTTCGAAGGCGTTGGCTGTAGGGTTTAATACTGCTATTGGGCATGATTATTTTGAAAATGCGGCATATAGATATGATCAATATTCTATTGAAGAAGATAGAATAAAATTTGATATTTCGATACTTAATAAGATAACTAGGGGTGGTTTACCTGGAAAAACGTTGACTTTATTTTTAGGTGGAACTGGAACTGGTAAAACCCATGTAATGTGCCACTTGGCAACTGCATACTTAAAAGATGGAAAAAATGTTATCTATATCACTTTAGAAATGAGCGAGGAAAAAATTTCAGAACGCATTGATGCAAATATGCTGAATGTTAATATAGGTGAGTTGAATCGAATGGGCAAAGAAGCGTTTACCAGTCGGTTAAATTCTATTGAGAAAAAAACACAAGGTAAATTGATTGTCAAAGAATATCCTATGCATGGCTCAAGTGCTGCGAATTTTAAGGCTCTTATAGATGAGTTGGCTATTAAAAAATCGTTCAAACCTGACGTTGTAATCGTCGATTATTTAGGTATTTGTGCATCAAGTAGATATAGGAATAGTAAGGGAATAAATACAAATACTTTCTATCAATCGGTTGCGGAGGAGTTAAGAGCATTAGGCCAATATTATGACATCCCAATAATTTCTTCGGTACAGACCAACAGGAGTGGTAGTACCAATTCTGAATTAGGACTTACTGATATGGCGGACTCGTTCGGCGTGGCCTTTACAGGCGACCTCGTAATAGGATTAGTAACCAATGAAGAACTATCAGCAGAAAGTAAACTTATGATGAGAGTTCTTAAGAATAGGTTCAATGCGCTTGATTATTATGGTAAATTTTTAGTTGGTTCAGATAGACCAAAGTTCAGATTATATGATTTGGAAGACGATGTAAATGTAAAACCAACATATGCTATTGATGATGAAGAGGATGAAATTCCATTTTTTAGTAATTCAAATAAAAAACCAGATACAAGCAATTTTAAATTTTAGGAGAACATATGAATTTTCAAGAATATGCCAAAAAACACAGAAGAATACAATTAATAAACAGATTAATAGAAATTTTAAAATATCTACTTGACAAGAAACTAAATACCTGATATAATATAACTACAATAATTTAATATAAGGAAACATAATGTATAGGCAAATGTTCAGTAAAATCAACAAATCATTAAAATTGGATAGCGATTTCCAAGGATATTTTTTACTTAGTGGCACAATATGCGATGAAACAGTTTTACCAGTACAGGATTGGATACTACAGACTAATATCGCATGTGAAGCACAGCCAGACTTACTTAATTTATTAATTACTTCGGGTGGTGGGGAAATGGCTTCAGGATTGGCATTGATTGATATGATACAGGGGTCTTCAATACCAGTAAGAACTATTGGAATGGGAGAAATTGCTTCAGCAGCTTT